GTTACCGGCACAGTTACATCTACAGGGCGGATTGCTCTTGGTGGGGTTCTGGATATGGTTCGTATCACTTCGACAAACGGAACTGACACTCTTGATGCCGGTAGTGTCAACATCCTCTACGAATAGGAGGCCCACATGCAACGCACCGAAGTCAACGTCGAAACTGGCGAAGTTCGCATCATCCAGTATACGCCGGAAGAAGAGGCCGCTGCACCAGCCTATGCTGCATCTTTGCCCGCGCCTGTGGAACCGCCCAAGCCGACGTTGGAAGAGTTACAGGCGCAACTCGTTACGCTTACGGCTCAAATACAGCAACTTGCCAGCGGGAATTAACAAATGACCATATCTCGCAATCTCTCCATTCTGGCGGAAGGCGTTAGCGCGTCAGGGGTGCTTGCCGTCACCAACGGCGGCACGGGCGTGACGACCAGCACAGGCACTGGCAGCACAGTGTTGTCAGCGTCACCCACGCTGACAGGGCTTTTGACCATGCAAGGCTCTGCCTCCAGCGGCAACTACTCCGCAATTTCGGTAGACAACAATGCTGGCGGTGCTGGCGTTAATACAGTTAGTTACAATTTTTCAAGCGGCGGTTCTATTAAAAACTCCATAACCGGCGCTGTATACGGCAACGGATATTTAGTTTTTTCCACCAACGATAACACTGAAAAAATGCGCATCGACGCCAGCGGCAATTTGCTGGTGGGGGAAACATCCTCTGTAAATGGTGGATCAGTAATTTCAGTTGCCGCAGGAACAGTTTGTTCCATTATTACTGCTGCGACCGCAAGCACCAACATGATTGTTTTTAGAAACGGCAATGGCAATGTTGGTAGTATTTCAACCAGCGGAACTGCGACAGCATATAATACTGGATCAGATTATCGTCTGAAACATGATGTTGAACCTATGACATCTGGCTTGGCGACTCTTGCTGCGTTGAACCCTGTCACCTACAAGTGGAATGCAGACGATAGCGATGGCGAAGGCTTCATCGCACACGAACTTGCAGAGGTAATCCCTCTTGCGGTTACAGGCGAAAAAGATGCAGTCGATAAGGACGGTAAGCCTGTTCATCAAGGCGTAGACTACAGCAAAATTGTCGTTTACCTCGTCGCCGCCATCCAAGAACTGTCCGCCAAGAACGGCGCGCTTGAGGCTAGGCTCACCGCTCTGGAGGCTAAATAAATGGCCGTCACAACCACATGGATTATCGAGCGTATGGACTGCTATCCCTCTCACGAGGGGCAGACAAACGTGGTCTTCAATGTTCATTGGCGGGTCAACGCTGCTGACGGCACATATACCGCCACAAGCTACGGAACAGTAGGGGTCACTTACAATTCCGAAACTCCTTTCACGCCGCACGCCGATTTGACGGAATCTCAAGTTGTCGGTTGGGTTCAATCGGCGATGGGCGCTGAACAGGCCGCCGCTATCGAGTTCAACCTCGCGACAAACATTGGCAATCAAATAAATCCCCCTGTAGTATCTCCTGCGTTGCCATGGGCAACCTAACCAACGCCACAAGGAGCTTACTGTGGAAATCGTTCTGAAACACACCGTCGAAGAAGTGAACTGCATTCTTCAGGCTTTGAGCCAGCGCCCGTTCGCGGAGGTCGCCGAGCTGATCTCCAAGATCAAGATGACGGCCATCGGCCAGCTGCCTCCTCCGTCCGCCCCGGAAGCGGCGCCGGAACCCACTGACGCTCCCGCCCAGTAAGGAGCTTGCGGCGCTATGGATCAGTCAACATTCAATATTGCCCTTAGCGCCGCTCTTGCCGCAATTGGTTGGTTTGCCCGCCAGTTATGGGAAGCGGTTCGGTCATTAAAAGATGATCTGCATCGGATAGAAGCCGATCTACCCAAGTCGTACGTCCTGAAGGACGACCTCGACAAGCGCATGGATCATATCGAACATATGTTCCAGCGTATTTACGACAAGCTCGATGGAAAGGCCGACAAATGACGACCCCCGAAGAGAGACAGGAAAAGATTGCCCTTGAAATGGCCGCCAGCGCCAGCAAGGGCGCACTTGTTGAGAAGATCGTCTTCGCCGGTGTGCCGATCCTGTTCTCCTGTGTCGTCTACCTGATGAACGCCCTGTCCGGTGCCAACAACGAAATCATTCAATTAAAGTCAAAGATTGCGGTGGTAGTGAATGCCGACAACAAAGCAATCCCGCCGCAGGGTACAACCATCGACATGGCCCAGATCAGGGAGCAATTGAGCGATCAAATTGGCAAGGTTGAGAAAGAAAGCGCCCTAGCCCGCGCCGCCATGACGTTAGACCGTGAGCGTTCCATGTCTGCTATTGAAAAAAGCCGCATGGATATGGTGGCAGATGCAGCCGCCGCCCGCGCCTCCATCCGCTTTGACACGGCGCAGATGATCGCCGCGCTCGACAAGCGCATCACGCTGTTGGAAAAGGGGAAATAAATGGACCTTTTGAAGAATTTTGGCCCCCTACTTGGTCAACTGGCTCCCACCATCGCCACGGCGCTGGGTGGCCCTCTGGCTGGCGTCGCGGTAAAGACGCTATCTAATGCCCTCTTCGGCCACGAGGACGGCACCGAGGAGCAAATATCTGTTGCGATGGCCTCGGCCACCCCAGACCAGCTTGCCGCCATCAAGAAGATTGACGCCGACTTCAAGGTACAGATGAAGTCGCTCGACATTGACCTTGAGCGCATCGCCGCCGGGGATCGCGACAGTGCTCGGCAGATGCAGCGCGAGACAAAGGACTGGGTTCCCAAGGTTCTCGCCATCGTCATCACGCTGGGCTTTTTTGGCATCTTGATCTGGATGCTCCTCAATGGAATGCCCAAGACTGGCACAGAGGCGCTCTTGATGATGCTTGGCGCTCTGGGAACGGCATGGACCGGCGTGGTCAACTTCTATTACGGTTCGTCGGCTGGCTCCAAAGCCAAGAACGACCTACTTGCTGCAAAGGACAAGTAACATGAAAGAGAACTGGGATTCCTGCTTCAACATGGTCATCAAGAACGAAGGCGGCTTCGTGAATAACCCGCGTGACCCCGGCGGCATGACGAACCTTGGCGTCACGAAGGCCGCCATAGAAGCCTACCTTGGCAGAACGGTCGATGAGACGTTCATGCGGTCGCTGACCCCTGACAGCGTGAAGCCTTTCTACAAGTCGCAATACTGGAACAAGATCAAGGGTGACGATCTTCCCTCCGGCGTGGACTACGCCGCTTACGATCTCGCCGTGAACTCAGGTGTTAGCCGGGCGGCAAAATACCTTCAGGAAATCGCCGGGGTGACTGCGGACGGCGTGATCGGCCCCAAGTCGCTCGAAGCCATTCAAACCTGTGACGCCAAGGAAACCGCTGACGCCATTTGCGACATGCGACTAGACTTCCTCAAAAAGCTGTCTACCTTCGACACATTCGGCAGAGGTTGGACAGACCGTGTTGTGCGCGTGAAGGCCAAGTCCATCAGTATGGCAGAAGAAGCTTGAAGTTAGGATAGGCCATGACCATCGACAATCGCCAGCAACTTCTGAACACTATCAATGCTCAGATCACGTTCAACGGTACTGGCGCCATCACCGGCCCAATCCTGAACAACATTCTGGACACCATCGTCAATTCGGCGTTATTTTTCACGGGTGCATGGTCTTCCTACACCAATTACGCCCCGCTCGACATCGTGACTTACAGCGGGCACACGTATGTCGCAAACGTCACCAACGTCAATCAGGTTCCACCCAACGCGACCTATTGGACGCTTCTCGCCTAACACGATGGAGTTTAGCCAATGGCCGGTCTCTACGACAACATCAACGCCAAGCGCGAACGCATCCGCAAGGGTTCTGGTGAGAAGATGCGCAAGCCGGGCGCGGCTGGCGCACCGACCAATGAATCCTTCCGCAAATCCAAGCGCACAGCGAAACGTCGCGGGAGGAAGTGATGGCAGAACGCAAGAAAGGCCCCAGCCTCTCTGTCGGGCGCGGCGAAAAGCTGTCGGTTAGCCAAGGTGGCGGTTTGAGCGCCAAGGGGCGCAAAAAGTACAACCGTTCGACCGGCAGCAGCCTGAAGGCTCCGACCAAAGACGCCCGAAACCCACGTCACAAGTCGTTCTGCGCCCGGTCGAAAAAGTGGAGCAGCGCCAGAGGCAAAGCCGCCCGCCGCCGCTGGGGTTGCAGGTAAGGACAACTTGTCAAAAGACGAGTTGTCCTTTATACGTAGCCTATGTTCGACTTCAAGACCTTCCTCACCGATCACTGGGGCAATGCAGACAATCTGCACAGCTTTCTGAAAACCTAT